TAATACTGAAATTACAAATCCTCCTGTTGACCCAGGTATGGATATATTCTCAAATGCAATGGCGATACGGTTAAGTGGTGACCCTAAAAATCCACATATTTGTGTTAAATATATTAAATTAACGGGTGATTGTGTCACCACAGGTAGTTGTGGGACAACAGGATTAACCTACTCATCAGGATATTGTATTAATGAAATTTGTTCAATTAGAGGAATATATGATGATTGTGAATACGATAGTGTGCTTTGTTATACGGCAAATACAGAAGAGAGATGGGTTATGTTCTCAGCGGTATTTGAAAGATATGAAACTTTAGAGAGTAAGTGCGATTTAATTAATTGGGGAGGTCTAGGAGATATACGAGAAATGTTATATCCATCTGCCATTAATGGAGCCGCCTATAACTTAATTATGCCCCCTCAAACACATGAAGGAGGGGTAAAGGAGCAGAAAAAGAATATAACCGAATTAAATAGAAAGTGGTTAAGGGAAAAAGATAGACGTATGGGGTTACTTAAACTATATGTTAATGGTTATTTATTTATGGTTATTGAAGATTTTGAGGAGGTTATACCTCGTGAATTAAATACTCAAAAAGAAAAACAATTAGGTATACCATTTAATATAAGTTGGGGTGGCGGGACACAAGGACTTAGAGAAAGTCTAATGTTTAGCGCGTGTACGGCAACTGAAGGTGATTATATACAAGACCCTGAGTCTATGCCAAATGAAACTTTATCGGGAACTTCATTATCAGGATTAACGACTAATATATTATTAGAACCTAATTTTGGTGGTACATTTATGGGAGGTATTTCACAATTTAGAATGTATACTGAACCTTTATCGACCCCACAAATACAACATAATTATCGACACTCAAGAGTTAAGTATGATTTATATGATTTTTGGTGTTCCGATTGTTATAGTTGTTTATTAGATTGTTATTTTGACTTTAAAGCTAATAAAGTCGCATGTGATTATGATTACATAATAAATGAATTAACCTGTGATTTCGGATTTAATATTATTAATTAATGGAATTTTTTATAAAAAAAAATAGCACACTGCCAGTTATAAAGGTACAAATAGTTAAGGACGGTCGTTTAAGTTTTCGTGAATTTGATGATTTAACTAAAACCTCGACAATCACATTTTCTATGAAGAATGAGGAAACAAATGTTTACTATGTTCTCGACAGACCAACACAGACGATGATAAAGGAATCGACAGGAGATGGTAATGAGGACGAATATTTCGTTTACTACCAACTTACTGCTCATGAAACAAGACAAATTGGTGGATATATATGTGAATTTAAAATAAGTAATGAACAAGGTATTACCATATTACCGAGAAGAAAGGGTCTTGTTGTCAATATAATTGACTCTTTCAGTGTTCCTGACCTATGTTGTAAGCCAAGTAATAATTAAAAAATATATAGTTATAACCTAAAAAGATATGGAATTTTTTATTAGACAAAATAGTGAACTACCGATTTTAAAAATGCAAGTGGTAAAAGATGGTAGAACAAATGCCAATAAAGTATTTGATAAGGACCTTGATACCGCAACTATTCGGTTTTCGATGAAAAACGAATTGAACGGTATTCCTAAAATACTAATGAACAATGCATATCTTACTGAGAAAACACAAATGAATCCCGATTCACCAATAGAATATTACATTTATTATAAGTGGGGAAGTAGAGATACAAATACAAAAGGTAGATTTGTGGGAGAGTTTCACATAGTTAATTCTATGGGCGAACTAATAGCACCAATAAGAGAAAATTTATACATTAACATAATTTAAGACATGAGTAATAACGTAAGAAGAAGAAAAAATTTAGTAATTGAAAGATTAAATCGTAGATTATTGGGAGAATCGGAAATGGATTGTCCAAAATCCACTCAAGATTTGGAATTAAACACCAAAAATAGAGATTCATCCATTAAATCAGAACATATAAAATATGGACCATTAAATGTTGATGAATCTGGTGATTATTGGAAAGATTTGGCTAACCATTGGGACACTACAGAATCTGCGGCTAAAAAATCTTTATGTGGTAACTGTGTTGCGTTTGACATATCAGAAAGAATGGATAAATGTATGCCCGGAGTAACATCAGACGAAGACGGTCGTTTAGGTTATTGTTGGATGCACAATTTTAAATGTCACTCCGCTAGAACTTGTTATACGTGGGCAAAAGGTGGTCCAATTAATAAGGATAAAGTTTCTTATGAATGGCAAGAAAGAAATACATAATAGTTTGACAATAATATAGTTGTTACTTATATTTTGTTTAAGTGTCAAAGAGTAATCGTATCATCACGATATGAGAAAATATCTCAGACGGTAAAACAAACATAATGGTATCACAAGAAGAAATTGAGAAGTTCCTCAATGGGGAAGACCCTGAAAAATACATAGTAGCTTTAGAATATGATTACCCATCAGGTAAAATATTCAAAGTAATCCAACATCCAGAACAAGGTAAAGTAATTAAATCAGACACATTTGTCCCATTCGCATGGGTAGGTGACTTACATGGTATTAATTTCTACGGAGGTTCTAAATCCTCTCAAAAACAAGCGATGTCTACACATGGAATTGTAATTGAAAAATTAGATACCCATGGAGATGAAAGAATGGAACAAGGATTAAAGTTCTTAGTTAAGACTACCAAAACATATAGTAATCTTGTTAATTTTTTTAAAGCCGGAGGTTTAGACCCATGGAATAGAGAAACATCAGGTAATATTATGATATTACCACCAACGGAACAATATTTAGTACAAAAAAGTAAAAGACTGTTTAAAGGTTTTGATGAGTACGATGAGGTACATCGTTTCGTTTTTGATATCGAGACAACAGGACTTTCACCTGAAGAGAGTAGTATTTTCTTAATTGGTATGAAAGACAATAAGGGTTTCGAAAAAGTAATAGCGTGCGAAAATGAAGAAGAGGAACGTAAGGTCATTATAGAGTTTTTCGATACTATAGCGTATTTAAAACCTTCACTGGTTGGGGGATATAATTCCGCATTCTTTGATTTCCCATTTATACTTCGTAGAGCTGAAATATTAGGATTAAACATTAAAAAGATTTCAAAAACTTTAAATCCTAAACAAAGTCTTAGACAAAAAGACGGTATGTTAAAACTAGCCAATGAGATGGAACCCTTTGTTCAAACAATGATGTGGGGGTATAATATTATAGATATCGCGCATGCCGTTCGTAGAACTCAAGCCATTAACTCAGACATTAAAAGTTGGGGTCTAAAATATATTACAAAATTTATTGGAGCAGAGACCGAGAATCGTGTTTATGTTGAGGGAGATAAGATAGGTAAAATATATTTTGATAATAAAGACTATTACTTTAACCCTAAAACGGGAGGATATAAAGAAGTTGGTTCACCGGGAACGGAAGATTTAATGGATAAATTTCCTGGTCATTATGAAAAAGTTAATGGAAATTATATTATTGAAAGATACCTTTACGATGATATTCAAGAGACAATGATTGTGGATGAGGAGTTCAATCAAGCGAACTTCCTACTATCAAAGTTAGTTCCTACCACTTATGAAAGATTGTCCACTATGGGGACGGCAACACTATGGAAGATGATTATGGCAGCATGGTCATATAAACATAATTTAGCGATACCTAAAAAGGGAGAAAAACGACCATTTACAGGTGGGTTATCAAGATTATTAGCGGTAGGGTATTCTACAGACGTATTAAAATTAGATTACTCTTCACTATATCCCTCAATTCAGTTAGTCCATAATGTATTCCCTAAGTGTGATGTTACAGGAGCAATGAAAAGTATATTAAAACACTTTAGAGATACACGTATAACATATAAAAAATTAGCGTCAGACCTTTATGAGTCAAACCCTGAATTGTCTAAAAAATACAACAGAAAACAATTACCGATTAAGATTTTTATTAATGCGTTTTTTGGTTCATTATCCGCCCCACATGTGTTTCCGTGGGGAGATATGGATATGGGAGAACAAATCACTTGTACAGGAAGACAATATCTTAGACAAATGATTATGTGGTTTATGGAGAAAGGTTATAATCCTTTAGTAATGGATACGGATGGGGTTAACTTTTCATCACCTAAAGGTATCGATTCTCACACCTATATCGGTAAAGGACTTAATGGTTTGGTTATAGAAGGGAAGGAATATAAAGGTACCGAAGCGGATGTTGCAGAATATAACGATATATTCATGAGAGGTGAGATGGGGTTAGATACGGACGGAGTATGGCCATCAACAATAAATGTGGCTCGTAAAAACTATGCGTTACTGACCGCATCAGGTAAGGTTAAATTAACAGGTAACAGTATTAAATCTAAAAAATTACAAACATATGTTGCCGAGTTTTTGGACCATGGTCTTAGATTATTATTGGACGGTAAGGGTCACGAGTTTTTAGACTTTTATTATAGTTATGTTGAAAAAATATATAACCGAGAAATACCACTATCTAAAGTGGCTAACAAATCGCGTGTTAAACAAAGTATAAAAGACTATAAACTTCATATGACTAAAAGAACCAAATCAGGTTCTTTAATGTCGAGACAAGCGCATATGGAGTTGGCTATCGCTCATAATTTAACTGTCGGATTAGGAGATACAATCCATTACGTCAATAATGGTGAAAGAAAATCCCATGGAGATGTTCAGAAAAAGAATATTTGGCACGGTACCGCAGCCGATAAGAGAATCTATAAATCGACACATGGGGTTGCTATGCCACCTGATGATACGGAAATTGTACTGAATTGTTATTTAATTGATGATGATGAACTTAAAAATCAACCTGATAAGTTAGGGGAATACAACATTGCTCGATATATGGCGGCGTTTAATAAACGTGTTGAGCCATTAACGGTAGTATTTGACCCTGAGATACGTGATGAGATATTAATTGATGTTCCTGAGGATAGACCCTTTTTCACTAAAACTCAGACTAAATTAGTTAGAGGATTCCCTCGTAGAGATGGTGACCAAGATACTTTAGATGAGGTGTTAACAATGGCAGATACTGAAGTAAAATTTTGGAATGATGTAAAAATTGACCCGTTCTATATGTATCTCGATAATACTATAGGATTAGTCAGTGGTGAATATGTTGAAAAAAATAAAAAAATTATGAGTTCTTTATCCCATCAGACGACATAACATACCAATTATCGATAATAAATCTTAATTCTACAGACGCAAACTTTTCGAGTTGAATTTCCTCATATTCTTCATCGATTAGTTTGTTTGTTTTAATTATAGCCTCCGACATTGCTTTAATTGTTAAGTGTTCGGTAGTTGTCTCATCTAAAACTATGGTACATATATCAGAATATTTTACCACAATATACCCTTCACCCTTCGTTTTATAGGTTGAGCCTTTAACTATAATACTATCCGATATTTCTTTTTTCTTACCATACACGATTTTTGTGATTGGATATGATTTAACAATACCCATAATTATATTACATATATTTGTCGTGGCATTGCACGATAAGTTAATGTTTTATTAAGGTTTTCCGCTAATAATGCCTCTCTTTCCATCATTTTTTCAGGTCTTAACCTTTCTAGTCTTAAGGTTAATTCTTCTATAAGTTTACTTTTCTCATCTTTTGACTCAGTTAATAAAGAATCATATTCTAATGTAACTTCAGAGTCAGGAGTTTTTAAGTTACCACTAAATTTACCTCTAACACGTCCTAAGGTTTCCTTTACATATGCAACAAACCATTTTCTTACCCACGTCTGTGCGGGACTATTTAACTCATCCCACTTCATTTCATCTATAGGGATATCAGAAGGTAACCTAACAATATCAGGGTTTTTAGCTAAACAATCTTCTCTATCGTTAGTTTCATAATACCAATACCATACACGGTATTCGTTATTTTGCATATTACCAAAATCAAACTTACCTCCAGGTACATTAAAAAGGTGTAATGCCTTTTTACCTTCAGGTAATGCCGTGACTCTATAAGTTAATTCACCACCAATAAGTCTTCTTTTAATATTAATATCTTGCATTCTAAGTAAGATATCAAATGCGGGAGTAATCATGTAATTACCGCCTGAACCCATTTGTGACATACCAGCACCACCACCTAATCCAACACCTCCCATACCACCAAATCCACCCATAAATGGGTCAAAAAAGGCGGCGTCTAATTCAGCTCTAGTAAACCATAAAAGTTCGTTAAGTTCTCTACCTGCCGGTATTTCATATATTTGTTGGTTTGGAATTAGAGAAATATAATCTTTCTTTAAAACAGAATCACCACCAGCTTGTAATCCGACAATTTTTGAGTAGGAGTAAGTATATTGTGTTTCCCAATCTAAAGAACGAGTAGTCAATGCTCTTGTTACCGATTGTTCGTCTAAATTTAGTCCATATAGTGAAGTCCATTGTGATTCTATTAACCAATCATTCACGTATTGGGCATAATCTTGAATTGATAACTCAAGTAGTGAGTCCATCATTTCATCTTCTATTTCTATGCTACGTATTGGAGCACCTAATAGATGTTTAATTCGTGTATATAGTTTCGTTCTTTGTGGTTCATTAATTATGGACATAGCTATGGTTTATCTATAAATATTAACAAAATAGGATTTATCTAATTAATGTATTCAGAGGACTCATTAAAAACATATCTTCCATTAATAATTTTAGTTGATGAGTTATCAAAAATCTTAGTACCTAATTTATTATTATGAAAAACTAAGTAGTCTGTTTTATATGGTTTTACATTCGCGGTACCATATACAATGACCTTACCATTTTTATTACTAACTCGATTAAATGGTTTAATTTGTATTGTTTTAATACCTTCACCTAAATCGACAGTCGCGTCAATACCTTTAATCATATCATCAACACCACCTAATTCACCTACCTTTTTAACCTTATCCGTCTTAAATAGTTCTTTTAATTTAACCACGGCATCGACTTCTCTCTTATCCCCAAAACGATTAGTTTTATCTAATCCTGACATAACTGTTTTAAATGTTGGGGATTCTGAATCAAATATTTTATATCTTAATTCCACTAAATATTTATTAAATCGGTCTACTTCAGTTTGTTCTTCTTTACGGTTTTTGTTGTTAAAATTAATTGCGTCAACCCCATATTTTTTCAAATATTGGTTAGTGTCATTAACTAAAGTACAAAATGCGGTATAGTTTGTATTTAATTTATTAATGACTGAACGACCTTTTTGTTCATAATCATAAACCCCTGACATCTGACCTATATCATATTTATTTTTCTCGTACCAATATTCGGAAAATACTTCCTTAAGAATATCCATAATAGTATGCATGAATCTTCTTTTAATTTCAGGATTAGTATTAAATAGTCTTCGGTACCCTTGTACTTGATTTCTATTACAACCAGCACTTGCCCCTTCAAAAATAATGGTTTTAACTTGAGTGACCTCGTCTAATTTTTTCTTAGTTCTTAATCCATATAATTCATTAACAAAATCCCAATTAACCACTGACCAAAAATTTTTGACATATTCGTCTCTTTTATTACGATATTTTAAGTAATACGCATGTTCCCATGTGTCTATACCTAAAAGTGGGTACCCCCCATTTTTAATTACATCCATTAATGGATTATCCTGATTAGTAGTAGACATAACCTTTAATTTGCCTGTGTTAGTTAATACTAACCAAGTCCATCCTGAACCAAAATTCTTAAGGGATTCATTACTAAATATTCTTTTAAATTTAGAAAAATCACCAAAATCACTGATTATTTTTTTATAAATCTCTCCTTGAGCTCTTTGTGTTTTAGGAGATAACATTTTCCAAAATAAAGAGTGATTAAACGCTCCTCCAGCGTTATTTCTTACGGTTTCACTATACCTTGAGACTCCTTTAATTATTTGTTCTAAATCAACTCCATTATTAACTTTTTTAACTAATGCGTTATTTAATTTCTTTACGTATCCTTTATAGTGTTTGTTATAGTGTATATCCATAGTTTCTGAATCTATAAATCTTTCTAAGGCAGAATAAGAGTACGGTAATTTTTCAATACCAATATTTTCCATTTCTTTTAATATTTCTTTGTGGGGGTTGCGAGGTTGATTCGTCTATTTGATATAGATTACCTCGACTTTTTATTTTATGTTCAATTAACGAGATTTTACTTTTTAATCTTTTGAACTTCATTTTTATCTTTTTATTATAAATAATGGTAATTAATAAACTTTTATCGTCTTACCGAAATTTCATTTATAATTTGTTCCATTATATCTCCTTTATTTTCATTATCTCCCATTACTGTCTCGAAAATATTTTTTTTTCGGGACAAGATATCATAAATAACTCCCTCGATAGAGTTTTCAAAAATAGGGTAAAATACCGAAACATTAGATTTTTGGCCATATCTATACGCCCTATCTTCTGCCTGTGCGTGGTCAGATGGTACAAAGGATAAATCATTCATAATTACGGCCTCTGCAGCTGTCAAGGTTATACCAACACCGGCAGCTTTTAAATTACCAACAAAAACTTTAATCTTATCGTTTTCTTGAAATTGGTCAACAGAATTTTGTCTGGCAACTTTACTCATAGACCCATCTAACTTTACTGCTGATTTACCAAAGTGGTCAACTATCCTATTTAATGTATCAGTAAAGTTAGTAAAGACGATTACCTTTTTACCTTGTTCAATAATATTTTCAACCAACTCACAGGTTGATTTAACTTTATTTTCGGCAATAACTTGACGAACCTTCATTAATTTCGAGAACTGAACAGTTAATGATTTTTTTTCACTATCATCTTCAACCCAATTATAATACTCCCCCATTAAAGCCATATACTCTTTAGATTTTAAGTTAAGGTAAACTGGTGTGATTATTTTATCGGGTAAGTCTAATATGTCTTGTTTTAACCTTCGTAATACGTGTGTTTTAGTTCTATCCCTTAGCTCGGTTAGGTTTGACGAACCCGTTACATTCCATATTCTACGATTACCCACATTAAATTGGTATCCTTCACAATATCGGATAGCATAAGCCATCCAATTATACGCCACAGGGGATTCCACTAAATTTAATAGATTATAATAATTAATCGGTCGGGAGGTCATTGGAGTGCCCGTGAGTAACCATACTTTACCTATTGAATTAATAATGTCATTAATTAATTTAGTTCTTTTAGCTTGTACATTTTGAATATAGTGAGCCTCATCAACAATTACTAAATCAAATCCTTCCTGTAATATTATAGAGTCCTCTTTATTTTTTATGTCATGAAAATTCTTTAGTATGTCATAGTTCATAATAACAAAGTCAGCACTCTCCCATTTTTTACCCTCAACTATAGATATTGATTTATCGGTGTAGTTTTGTATTTCTCTTTTCCAATTAATTTTTAATGATGCGGGACAGACAATTAATACTCTCTCAATTCCTGACTCCAAAGCCGCAATTACTGCCGATGTGGTTTTACCTAACCCCATATCGTCAGCTAAAATATATTTATTATGTGTGGCTAGTTTCTCAATAGCCTCTTTTTGATGTTCCAACGGAGGTCTATGTGAGTAATCGTCATATGAGATATCGACTTGATTATTTTCCTGTGTTTTTATAAGGGCGACTCTTGGTAACCAAAATGAGTGTAACTTCTCATTTTCAAATATTTTACCCCAAATATGAAATGCTTTATCTTTTTCAACTAAAAGTTTCTCAATATAAATTTTTTCAGGTACTTTTGTCAATAACTTGTCCTCCATCATTTTTTTACCAAAATAACTATCTAAATCTACCCATCTTCTAGCTATCTTAGGAGTTAATGTATGATTGATAATTATATAGTCTGATTGTGCTCTTGTTAATTTAAAATGTTTTAATTCTTTAAATTTTTTTTGAATTGACAGTATGTGGTTATTGAACCCATCATATACTTCTAGTATACGTTGAGCCCTTACCTCTGGTATTTTTGATAACTTATCGTTCTTACTTTCCATATTGAAATACTTATAATATAACTATAAACATACTATTTATCAATATATGAGTAACAGAAAAATACCAATCACTAGATTAGAGAAGTTTTTTGGGTCTGAAGACTTTGACTTAGAGCAAAGTATGGGACGCGAATGGCTTGAGGGGGATATGAATTTTACTTTAGTATTATACAGGATTGACCGTCAAAAAACTAAAACAGACAATGTCTATGGTGAGACAGAAGAAGATGGTATTAAATATTTACCTCCTGTAGAGTTTAGGGGTTACGTAACTATTGAGTCACCTGATAATATAGATTACGCGAACTCTAAACTATCGCAGATGGAGCCAGGTAATTTAAAGGTTGGGGTATACCAAGAGACATTAGATGAATTGGAAGTTGATGTCGAGTATGGTGATTATATTGGTTATTATGAAACTGAAAATAGAGTTAGGTATTATTCGGTAGTAAATGACGGTCGTGTTGTTAGTGACAATAAACACACTTATGGTGGGTTTAAACCGTTCTATAGAAGTATAATCGCCTCTCCAGTTAATGACGGAGAATTTAGAGGGATATGAAAAAATTAATAAAAGAAATAAATTTAATTAAGAGACATATGGTACATATGTGTGAAGGTATAGAGGGCGAAAAAGTTGTGTGTGATAATTGTGAGTGGTCTTGGGATTTAAGTGACGGTGGGGATGACCCATATATTTGTCATAAATGTGGTAACGATAATCAAGAGGTAAACTATGTAGGTGAAAAAGTTATGGTTTATTATAATTTACATAAACACACATTTTCAGTTTCATATAAGGGTAAAATTGTTATGTATGCCGATTACGTTAAATTAATGGACGTAGAGTTTAGAGTTAGACAGGGAGGAAAAGAAAAAGTAAGAAATGAAATGAGAAAAAATGTACATGCCTTTGTTATAGGTACTTTAACCGACTTTTGCACTTACCCGTGTGAAGAACTACCTAATGAACCAAATGAGAATATCATAACATATAATCCTTACAAGTACGATTCATTTGTTAAAAAAGATACTGAAGAGCCAATATTTAAAGCAAATGAAGTTCAGATGATTAATTCTAAAAATAAAGTATTTTTTATTAGTGAAATTACAAAATAATGGCATTACCTAAAAACATAAAGAAACATTTACCGTTAACACCTGATAAAATTTTACATCAGAGAAGAGAAGAGTTATTAGAACAAATTCAAGAAAACGGTACTTATTTACCTAAATCAATATTACATGCAGATTTAGATATGGGTATGTTAGAGTTTGTTAAAAATGATTTAGAAGTTTCTGTAAGTGGTAAAAGAATTAATACCGTAGATTTAATTATAACCACACAAAATTGGGCTCAATTTACTGAGACGTGGAAATTTCAAGATTTAGATAAAAATATTAAACCTCCCTTTGTTGCCACAGTTAGAAATCCGGATGTTAAGTTTGGGACTAATCCATCATTACAGTATACCATACCAAATAGGAAACAATTTTATTATGCTAAGGTACCAACGTGGGACGGTCAAAGAAAAGGTATGGATATATATAAAATACCTCAACCAGTACCTGTCGATATTACTTATAATGTTAAAATTTTCTGTAGTAAAATGAGGCACTTAAATGATTTTAATAAAAAAGTATTACAAACATTTTCATCGAGACAAGCATATACGGAAATAAAGGGTCATTATATTCCAATTATATTAAACAGTTCTTCTGACGAATCAGTATTAGAAATCGAAAAGAGAAAGTACTATGTTCAAAATTATGAATTTTTAATGATGGGATTCTTGCTAGATGAAGATGAGTTCGAAGTGTCACCAGCAATCTCAAGAACCTCAACGGTATTAGAAGTAGAAACCTTTAGTTCTAAACGAAGAGCTAAAAAATATCCTGCAAATCCTAAGAATTTTGATTTAAATATTTTATTTAATCCCGGAATTAGTGCTCTGACTGAAACATATCGTTATCAGGTTAATTTATCGATATTAGAATCTAAGAATATTGCGAGTTACTCCGTATATATTAACGATAATTACATTGGTGATGATATAGATATAATTAAGGTTTCGACAAATGATTTGATTAAGATTGAGATTATAAAAGATGATATTACTAAATCAGGAACATTAATATCTAAGGCGACTTTACTATAGTTCCTCGCCATATATGTCAGTAATTTTCTTACAATTATCTTCAATTAACCGTTCTAAAAACTTATATATCTTAAATCCGTGTTTATTACAGTAACTCTTTAGTAACTCGTGAGATTCAGGAGAGATTTTTATATTCTTTATTTTATCCATAGACGTTTTTTTTTAAAGGTAGAAAAAAGGTAGAATTTTTTCCTACTTATAATAAGTATCCTCATTCTGTAATAGTGTTTTCGTGTTTTACTTAATATTTATAGTTAAATAAAATTAGAAAATAATTACACAATGGCACAAACTAACAAAGTATTCGTCTCTCCTGGTGTTTACACATCAGAAAGAGATTTAAGTTTTGTAGCGCAAAGCGTGGGTGTAACAACTCTTGGTTTAGTAGGTGAAACAATTTCGGGTCCAGCATTCGAGCCAATTTTCATCACAAACTATGACGAGTTCCAATCTTACTTCGGCGGTACAAATCCAACTAAATTCATAAATACTCAGATACCAAAGTACGAGGCGGCTTACATAGCTAAGTCATATTTACAACAATCAAATCAATTGTTTGTAACAAGAGTACTTGGTTTATCAGGATATGACGCAGGACCGTCATGGTCTATAACGACTGTAGGTAACTTAGATAGTACAGGAGCGACCGTAACTTCAGTTTCGTCAGCTTACACTATTACATTCTCAGGAACTTCAGGTACATCGACAAGTATTCAGGTTACTGATTACTCATCATTACCGGCATCAATAACTGATGTTATAACAAACCCATACACCACATATACTGGTGGTCTATCAACCATACTTGGAGACATGAACGGATATTTGTATTCGGAAATTGTGCTTCCATCAACTTCAGGAACTACTTCATATTTTTGGGGAGCAGTAAGTTCAACTACATTTAATGATGTAACGGGCGCTACACCTAACTATGTAGGAAATACGAATGTTTTAGAGGTTAATAATATTTCATTCGAAAATTGTGTTTTAAATGCGTCGGTTAATGACCCATGGTATTATGCGTTATTTACGGAAACTAATAATATATATAACGGAACAGGATTCGGTATGGGAGTAGCTACACTTATTAATACAGTAGGTGCGACTTATACAGGAACCGCAGAGATTTATGTTACTAATTACACAGGAACACCAATTACAGAATATCACGATGTAGTTGTCGGTACATTACGTTCAAGAGGTATTGATACATACACGACTGATGATGGACCAGTATATGAAGTATCAGGTTTAACAAGCGCAGTTATTGACTCATCAGGAGCATACTCCGCGATAACAACAAACCCATTCGCGTCTTTTGTGGTATCAGCACAAACTAACGATGGGGATATTTTTACCTTCAATACCTCATTTAATTTATCTAAAGCAAATTATATATCTAAAGTGTTTGGTAAATCTAATTTCTCTAAATTGAAAAGTGAGGTACCATTATTTTTAGAAGAAGAATATAACACACTATTAAATACAGGTTATCGTTTAGGTAAGATTAGAGGTTTAAATACTTCATTCACATCGCTACCAAGTGCAAGACAGGATACTTCAAATACTAGTATCGGTTGGTATCTGGATAGATATCAGACACCTGAAACTCCGTACTTAGTGTCGGAACTTAGAGGTAATCAAGTTTACGATATGTTTAAATTCCTTACAATTTCAGATGGTAATTCTGCAAATAGAGAAATTAAAATATCAATAATTAATATATCATTTAACCAAGGCACATTTGATGTTGCAGTACGTGATTTCTTTGATACGGATGCTAATCCTGTTGTTTTAGAAAAATTCACTAACTGTACGATGGATATGAATCAAAATAGTTTCATAGCTAAAAAAATTGGTACGTCTAATGGAGATTTCGAATTGAAGTCAAGATATATTATGGTAGAAATGAATGAGGATGCACCTTACGATTCATTACCTTGTGGTTTCCGTGGATACCAAACAAGACAATACTCGGGAGTTAATTCACCATTCTTAGAATATAAAACTAAATACGATAAACCAGGTGAGGTCATTTGGAATCCACCATTTGGTAATGCAGCAGGAACGGATAATGAAACTAGAAGTTCAGGTGATAGAGTTAGAAGAACTTACTTAGGTGTTTCAAACACAGCAGGTATTGATTCTGACTTCTTCCAATATAAAGGAAAACAAAACCCTGTTAATTTAGCAACTGCTACTGACTCACAACCATGGGCTTACTTAACTAAGGGGTTCCATATGGATTCAGGAGCAACTGTAGTTCTTATACCAGCTGGATATACTACTTCGGGTGAAACGTCATTTGAAGTTGGCGATGCGTCGTTTAATACTGAACCACAAGAAGGTAGTCCTTATTTTAGATTAAATTCGCGTAAATTCACTGTGGCACCTAAAGGTGGTTTTGATGGATGGGACATATATCGAGAGTATAGAACTAATGGGGATAGATATCAATTAGGGGCTGCTGGATTCAGAAAAGGAGCTGCACCATCTATAAGTTATCCAACCGCGACAGGGTGGGGAGCGTTTAAACAAATAACAGGACCTGACCAATTGACTTGGGCGAATACCGATTATTACGCTTACTTATGGGCACAATACACCTTCTTAAATCCTGAAGCAGTTAACATTAACGTGTTTACTACTCCAGGGATTGATATGGTTAATAACTCAAATCTTGTTGAATCAGCAATTGATATGGTTGAAAATGATAGGTCAGACTCGGTATATATTTGTACAACACCTGATTATCAAATGTTCACACCAACATTAGGTGATTTTGATACTAATTTTATATATCCAGAAGAAGCGGTAGATAATTTAACGGATACGGGTATTGATTCAAATTATACAGCAAGTTACTATCCGTGGATATTGACTAGAGACTCCGTTAATAATACACAAATTTATCTACCACCAACAGGTGAGGTTGTTAGAAACTTAGCGTTAACAGATAATATCGCTTTCCCATGGTTTGCATCCGCAGGTTATACGAGAGGGTTAGTTAACTCTATTAAAGCTCGTAAAAAGTTGACACAAGAAGATAGAGATACGTTATATAAAGGTAGATTAAACCCAATAGCTACCTTCTCTGATGTTGGTACGGTAATATGGGGTAACAAAACGTTACAAGTTAAGGAATCTGCACTTGATAGAATAAATGTTAGAAGATTGTTATTACAAGCTCGTAAATTAATTTCCGCAGTGGCAGTAAGATTATTGTTTGAACAAAATGACGAACAAGTAAGACAAGAATTCTTAGACTCAGTAAATCCAATATTAGATAGTATCAGAAGAGATAGAGGTTTAATTGATTTTAGAGTGACAGTTTCTAATACACCTGAGGATTTAGACTCAAATACGTTAACAGGTAAGATTTACTTGAAACCAACAAGAGCTCTTGAATTCATAGATATTGAATTTTTGATTACTCCGACAGGAGCATCATTTGAAGATATTTAAACTTAGACTATTTATATTACTGAGGGGGATTAATTTCCCCCTCATAGCCAATTAAAATTTTAAACAAAAAAAAATGGAATTTAATAAAAAAACACTTAACGAAACATTAGAGATTAAATCTACTGGTGGAAAGTCTTTCTCTAAGAATCCTCAAAATATCGTTATTTCTGAGACACAATTAGAGAGGTTAATTGAAAAGATTAACAAAAAAAAATAAATGAGTTATGAGTTTGAAGAGGGTAATAAAAGAGTTTTATAAAGAAAAACAATTATGTGAAGGGTTTGACCCTGAAGGTAATCCTGATTTAAAGTATTACGCCTTTGATTGGGATGATAATATTATGATTATGCCAACACAGTTAATAGTTTCCACTGATGAAGGTAAGGAGATAGGTATGTCCACTGAAGACTTTGCTAACTATAGAGGTGTACTTGGTAAGGAACCGTTCGAATATAAGGGTGAAAATATTATAGGATATGCGAGTGACTCCTATAGAAATTTCGGGGTTAAGGGGGATAAGTCATTTATTATTGATTCGTTGATTGCAAAACCAGGACCATCATGGGACGATTTTGTAGAAGCTATAAATGGAGGTTCAATATTTTCAATAATCACTGCTAGAGGTCATACTCCATCCGTTCTTCGTGACGCAATTTATAATATGATAGTAACCGACCATAACGGGATTAGTAAGGAGTCTTTAATAGAAAACCTTAAGAAGTATCGTGATATGGACGGAAATGAAGAGTCAGACACTTCAATTATGATTAATGACTACTTAGATTTAAATAAATATTATCCTGTGACTTACGGAGAAGGGGAGGCTTCCAACCCTGAAGAAGGTAAGGTTAAGGCATTAAGAGAATTTATTACGTATGTTAGGGAAATGAGTAAGAGAATTGGAAAAAATGCGTTTCTTAAGAACGATATTAAAAACAACTTTATACCAACGATAGGATTCTCTGATGATGACCCAGGTAATGTAGAAACGATTAAATCCTTTCTAGATAAGGAATATAAAGATAAGCCAGTTAAAACATATTTAACTAAAGGAGGAGATAAAATAGAAGTTTAATAATAATTATTATTTTAAATGCTCTAGTATATTATTGAAAATAAAATAAAAGTAAATAGAAAAACATTTATGTTAGATATTTATAACTAAATAAACTAAAGAAAAATAAAACACAAATACTATGGCAGACTTATTAATGAAAATGCCCGTACCTTATGAACCAAAGAGAAAGAATAGGTTTATTCTATCATTCCCATCTTCACTAGGTATCAATTCTTGGTATGTTGAGTCTACATCAAGACCTAACGTCCAAATCGGGTCAACAGAAATTCCCTTTTTAAATACATCCACATATGTGGCTGGTAGGTTCACTTGGAACACTATAAACGTTACTTTCCGTGACCCAATTGGACCATCGGCATCACAAGCATTAATGGAATGGGTTCGTCTACACGCTGAGTCTGTTACAGGTCGTATGGGATACGCTGCAGGATATAAGAAAGATATTGACCTTGAGATGTTAGACCCAACAGGAGTTGCGGTTGAAAAATGGATACTACAAGGAACATTCTTAACCGATGTTAATTTCGATAGTTTAGGTTATAGTGATGATGCACTTGCTACGATTACGGCTACTTTACGTCCCGATAGATGTATTTTAGTTTATTAATATAAAACAAGTATTGATTATAAAAGAATTAATGATATAATATAAACCATAGGGGTCATTGAACTTCTATGGTTTTTTTATTAAGAGTAGACAATTATGGACCAAGGAAAACAATACGGGGAAATAAATATGGATTTACCACATGACGTGGTACGATTACCCTCTCAAGGTATTTTTTATACGAGTAAAAAGAAATCACTTAAGGTGGGTTATTTAACTGCTCAAGACGAAAATATATTACTGTCGACAGGAAATCCTAATTTGGTTATGACATTATTGAAGAATAAAATATATGAACCTGATTTTAATATTAATGAATTAATTGATGGTGATGCCGAAGCCATATTAATCTTTTTAAGAAACACTGCTTTTGGTAGTGATTATATTTTTAAATTAAAGGACCCTAAAACGGGTTCTGATTTTGAAACCACTATTCAATTAGATGAATTAAATATTTTACAACCTAAAATTAAACCGAATGAACAGGGTTTATTTGAAATGAACTTACCGAGAACGGGAGTTAGTGTTGTTTGTAAATTACTAAATGTCGGTGACACAAATGAGTTAACACGATTACATGAGAGTTATCCTGAAGGGGTAACCGTTCCTGTTATAACTAAACGATTAGAGAAACATGTTGTTTCAATCGATGGAGATACTAACAGAGAAACCATATCAACCTTTATTAATACGCTACCTATTATGGACTCCAAATTCATTAGGAACACAATGAGTGATTGTGAACCTAAATTGGACCTTAACAGGACAGTATCAGCCCCGTCAGGAGAAAAAGTGAATGTGCGTATCACTTTTGGGGCGGAGTTTTTTCGTCCTTTCTTCTGATTACCGGAGAACCATGCTTGATGAGTTCTATTATCTGAGTAAACATGTGAATATGTCATACTCTGACCTCATGATTATGCCTACTTACGAACGAAAATTTTTCATAAACAAACTTTCAACCGAGTTTGAAGAAAGAAATGATGAAATTGAAAAACAACGCAACAAATCACGTTCCTAAGTATTTATAATAAAAGAATAATATGTTT